TCCTGAACTTCTTCCTCGGTGTACCTACTTCCATCTGGCAAAATGAGGTTTCTATAATATTCCTCAGCCTTAAGCCTGTTGAAGACCACGCTCTTGCCGTTGTCACTCTTGACCGAGCACTCTGGTATCACGAAGCATTCATATTTTCTTTTCCACCTACGATCGTAAGCCTCTGGCTGATTTATAGATTCAATATTGAACTTTCGCAAATTGGATGTACCAAGTACGAGTTCAGAGTCAAAATAAGTATTTCCCTTATTGGAAATTTCAGCCATATTCAGCGAACTAGGTTTGTCATTGACCATTTCGATAAAAGTCACATACTCGTTTTCACTTAGCGAAGAACCAGCAGTGTCTCTAGATTGTCCCACTTCGTCCATGTAAACAATGGGTTGGTTGCAGTAACCTTCCCAATATTTGTCAGCGAAATTCTTTGAAAACACGTACTGAGACATGTTCTTTAAAACGTCACTAATAGATTTAGCGTCGGACTTCTTATTCTTATAGACCAAGACAGCGATGGAAATTTGATCCAACACGTAGGATTTGCCCATTCCGGGCTTTCCTATAATTAAACAGGTGGCGGGGGGGACTCTAGTCACATCTCTGCCAGCACCATAAGACCTGCAAGAATTCTCTAACCGGTCGCACTTATTTCTAGCCTCAATCAAAGAAGCTCTCATTGTTGTAAATTTGGCATCCCCTGCATGTCTTTTCAATTCAACCTCAATCCTCCGACGTAGCGAAACCGCCTGAGTAGCGGCGTCGTTGAGCGACGAAGAGTTGCAATCAAAATCGACACACAACTTGTCCACCAAATTTATCAGACTCAAAGCCTCTGGGTAAGGTTCAAAAATGACCATCCAGGAGTAGCTGGAGTTCAGCTTGCTCATCACCCATCGCAGGAAATCCTGCAAAAAAGGGAAAGCAAAGTCAATCAATTTCTTCTTTTTAACACTTGCTGCCATAAAATCTTCGACATAGGTTCTAAATTCAGGAGCCAAGTCGGAATCTGGCAAGCAGTAGTGCCAAACAGCTAGTAAAATATTTTTAAAGTGTTCTCCATCATTCAACTGGCATTCAATACCAGTGGAACTGAAGAAATCTATAACACTCTCTAAAAGTTTTTTGAAATCCAGCTTACTAAAGACTAGAGCAATGACGGAGGCGCACAAAAAGTACTTCTTCCATCCAATAATCTTGACAGCTAAGACAGAAAAAATCAAAAAGAGTAGTTTACTCTTGCTAAAAATATCAAGTAATGGCGTAATAGGTCCTAAAGAGTGCTGTGCTTTGATCGTGTAACCAGATGCACCAAACTTTTGGGCCTCGCCAGCAACGTCACCAATTGCAGCGGCTAAACTGCGTATGGCATCGATGGCTGGACCAGAGTGCTCGCCAAGCAAACCGGCAATATCATCGGCTGAGCTAGCCAAATCGTCTAAACTACGAGGTACAGTAGTGGCATCTGATAGCCGATTGACTATAGACTCGAAAATCTGTGGTTCTGGAGAATCACATCTAGCATCGAGTTTAAGACCACGTAGCTTCTTCTTCAAAGCTCTGCGCTCGCGTTTCGTGAGGGTAAGAACCTCCAAGTCAGAAATCAATTCATCAACATAGTCCTTAACAAGAC